TGTTGAGAATGAAGTTATTCACAGTGACCTGATGGACATTCTTTCGGCAAGGATGACTGCTGCTGTGAATGAAGTCAATAAGGTGATGGACCTCAAAGATAAACTTAAGGATTCTTGACAATGAGGAAAAAACAAAGACACCAGGTTAAATCCAGGTGGTACTATGTGTTCTGGGGCATTGCAACAGTCTCAGTGGTGGCGGGGCAAGTGTATGTTGGAACTGGATATCGTATCCTTTCTGATGATATGAAGGAATTATTGGGTAAAGTTGACGGAGTTCTTCTTCACAAAGATGATACTCCATATGGAGAATTTTTATGAGTAGAGTTGAGTTTCACAAGCAGATCATTTTCCGAGAGACTCCTGATGTTATCTTCTCGGACATTACAGTCACTGACTCTAATGCAACCGACCTTGTAATTCATGATGGTCCTGCAGTTTCCCCTCCTGATGACAGTGTAGGAGCTAAACAGTTTTACATTCACAAGCATCAAATTGATCATAATCGTGTGGTTCATGGCACCAGAATCTTTGAAGTTGTGAATCCTGAGTGGAAAAACCCTTATCACATAGTCCATCTAAATCGCTCTGTAGGCGCTCTAATTATACCTAAAGGTACTTGGCATAGGTCAACATCAGGAGAACACGGTTCAGTGGTCATAAACCACGCAATTAGAGACGATGAGTTTGATGTTAACACCGAGTTCATTCCAACATCAGCAGCAAATTGTCCAGAATTGTATAAAATTCTTACAGAGATCAAACCTGTACTTCATACAGTATAAATAAACACTATCAGCAGTGTACTACTCTTCAAAAAATCCTGCTACAAGAATTATCTGGAAGCGCACTCGGATAGTGCCACCAAACAATTTAACATCATGAGAACAACACTTACTGTCGGAGACGACGGAATTCTCACTTTTTCCGAAGAACTTTTAAAAGAAACTGGATGGAAAGAGGGAGATGTGCTACAATGGATCGATAACCACGATGGTTCTTGGAGTTTGATTAAAAAACCTGATGAAGGAATTTGATTACGATCTGGACTACAAAACTCTGGATTTTACTGATGATGAGACTCGAAAACTTTATAGGATTGGCAGAGGAGAGCAAGGTGTCTTACTTGTAAGACCCTACACTGAAGAAATCTGTAAGCACTGGAGGTTCAAAAATGTACCTACGGCTACTCAATCTTCTCATAAAATTTACGAGATGTTCTGCAACTACAGGCGGCAGAAAGATTTCATTGGTATGGACATGGCGAGGAAATTCCTTGAGATGGGATTTACGAGGGCAAGACGCTATGCTAACCACAAAACCGGGAGAAAGTACTCTGTATCTAAAGAAATTCTCCCACAAGAAAATGATGCTCTGACATCAGAAAAAGCATTAGCAGCACAAGTTTTCAAGAAAGTTCGTGATCTTGCAGCATATGACCCTGAATACCAGATGATGAGGAAACAATGGAGAGCATCAGAGTAGGTGACAACGTAAGATTTTTAGGATATACTAAGGAGCAGGTAAATTGGGGTAATAATGACACCCCATATATGCTGATCCTAGATCGTGTCTACACTGTATCTGATGTTGAAGTTCATCGTCAACATACAAAGGTTCAAATTAAAGGTGTGCTCGGTAAATTTAATTCTGTACATTTTCAAGTGATTGATTGATGCCTGAGAAGGAGTTGTTTCCATGGGAATCTTTCCCATATCGTCTACAATTGAAAGACCGGATTGCTTGGTTTGAGTGCCAAGAACACATGGACAAAGAGATTGCTCGATACAATCTCAAACCAAAAGATTACAAGGCATCATGTAAACGAGGATACAAGATTGTCAAACCAGAAAGACCAAAGCGTAAGGTCAAACCAAAGGCAGATGTTGTCAAACCAAAACCTAAGGCAAAAGTTACGAAACCAAAACCTATTGAGAAGAAACGCAAGGAACTTCTGAGTCCTGTGATGAAGTTGGCAACCATACAATTTGACAAGCAACCTAAATTATTACATCCGAAAATGAAATGACATGTATGAAGAATTAGACTGTTTTGAGAGAGCTTTGCAACACTTTGGAACTAGGGTTGAAGTTATTGCTGCCATGGAACTTGGTGGTAGAATTAACGCTGAAAATGCTTATCAAATGATTAAAGAAGAACTCAAAGAATTAAAGAAATGTCGTAAACAATTTAACAAAAATGACAAATGCTGACAGTCTCAAAGTGACACAGAATGAAGACGGATCATACTCTCTGGAGTGGGATAAGAATGACCCCAACTGGAAATGGTTGAATGGGTTGACAGAGGGGCAGATCCAGTCTATGATCAGAAGTGCAGTACAACATGACCGCAATGGCAA